CTCGGCTGCAGGCGCTCACGGCCCGCGACAAGGCGGGCGCCGCGATCCAGCAGAGCAAGGCGCAGCAGATTCCGCTCGACCAGCATGACCGCATCATCGAGTCGGCAGGCAAGCACCTCGCCAACCTGATCGCGGCCCAGAAGATCGCCGGCAACTCCGCCGACGCCACCGCGCGTCTCAGCGAAGAGGCTGCGGCCAAGGGAGAGTCGGCGCCCTAACAGTTTTGGATTGGTTCAAACTCGGTGAGCACGTTTTCGCGGGATCGAATACCCGCGCTGGAGTTTCAAAATGGCTTTTTCACGTGAAGACCTTGCTGCCTACGAAAAATCCGCCCCGGCCGCGTCAGCGCCGGCACCCACTCCGCCGGCCAGTGCGCCTTCAGCGCCGGCACAGCCCGAGGCGTCGTCCGCCCCGGCACCTGATTCGGACCCGGCCGTTCCGGTAGGAGACGAGACTTCTGCTGACACCGCGGATTCAGCACCCGCAGCCGCTGCTCCTGACAGCGAAGCGACGAACGACGGTAACGGTGATGCAGCTCCGGCTGCTCCTGCTCCCGGCGGCCGCGCTCGGGATCGCATCGAGGGTTTGATTGTCGAGCGTGACGCTCTCCGGTCCTACGGCGAGCATCTGCAGCAGAGACTGAAGGATCTTGAGGCGAAAGCTGGCGTTGCGCCGGCACCCGCGGCCGCCCCCGCGCCGACAGCTCCGCCCGCAGATGACCCCGCCCCTACTCTGGAAAGTGTCGGGTTCGACCCGGTCCAGTTCTCGCAGCAGCAGAACGAGTGGCTGCAGAGACAGGTCGACAAGCGTGTTGAGGCGGCCCTCACGGGCGCCCAGCAGAAGCAGACGGTGGAAGCAGCTCGCGCGAAATTTTCGACCAGCGTCGATACGCTGGTGGGCGACGATGTCGCTCTACGCGCGGCGCTTGCTAACCCCAACCTGCCCAAGCTGGACGAATCCGCCGCGCGCGCTGTCGTGTTCTCTGACGCTGGCGCCAAGATCACTGTCCATCTCGCGACTCATCCGGATCTCGCCGCGCGCATTTCGCGGATGCCCCGGGAGCAGCAGCTCGTGCAGATCGGCAAACTCGAAGCGCAGCTCAGCACCCCGGCTCCGGCTCCTGCGGCAGCGAAGCCCACACCCCCGAAGCAGAAGTCCTCTACCAACGCACCGCCGCCGCCGACCCCCGTCCCGTCCGGTCCGGGCCCTTCAAAGGCCCCGAGCGATATGAGCATGGACGAGTGGGTCGCCAACGAGCGCGGGAAAAAGATCGCAGCGCGGATGGAGCGCCAGAAGATGCGCGCCGCCATGCGGTAATCCGAAAAACTCAGAAGGCGAAGAAAAATGACGACCAATAGCCTCTTGACTGCACAGTGGGTGGCCCGCAAGGCGCTCGTGCTGCTGCACGCCAAGGCCAACATGACCGGCCGCACGAACCGCGACTACCAGTCGCTGCTGCCGGGCCCGATCGAAGGTGTGATCCTCGGTCAGGTGCTGAGCATCCGCCTGCCGTTCCAGTACGTCGGCCGCAAGGGCGCGACGATGGCGGCGGAGAACTCGATCCAGCGGTACGCGCAGCTCTCGGTCTCGAACCAGCGCGGCGTGGACATCAACTTCACGTCCGTCGAGCGGGCGATGCTGTTGAACAACTTCGAGGAGCAGGTGCTTGAGCCGGCGATGGCGAAGGTGGCCGCGCTGATCGAGGTTGACGTGGGCGCGCTGGTCAACAGCGTGCCGAAGTTCTGCGGCGCGTATAACACGGCCGTGAACTTCGCGAACATCCTTCAGGCCGAGCGGTTCCTTACGGAAACGCTGGCGCCGGAAGATGACCGCCGCACGCTGACTGCGAACCCGCAGGCGTCGTACGAGTTCGTGCTCGACAACAAGGGCCTGTTCAATCCCGAGAGCACGGTCTCTGACCAGTGGCTCGAAGGCGTGATCAGCGACAAGGTCGCCGGCTTCGTTGCGTTCCGCAACACGAAGCTGCCGGCGCACACCATTGGTGTCGTGACCGGCGGTACGCCGGCCATGAACGGCGGTGGGCAGGGCCAGACGGGCGCTGGCAACGCGTTCGTCGCGTCGCAGACCATCTCGACCAACGGCTGGGCCTCGGGCACCACGACCGTCAACGCGGGTGACGTGATCACCATCGCTGGCGTGAACGACGTGGACCCGGAGTCGAAGATTTCGCTCGGTCGCCTGAAGCAGTTCGTGGTCAACACGACGGTTTCGGACTCCGGCGGCGCGATCGCGGCTCTGTCGATCTCTCCGGCGATCATCACCGGCGGCGCGTACCAGAACGTGGACTCGCAGCCCGGTGCGACCGCGGCGATCACCGTCATGGGTGGCACCACGGCCGGCGTCTCGGGTCAGCTCATCAAGCAGTCGCTCGCGTGGTATCGCGACGCGATCGTGTTTGCGAACCCGCCGATGCTCGATCTGTCGGCGCTCGTGAAGTTCACGGCGCAGGAGTCCTTCGAGGGCTACAACATCCGGTTCGCGCAGCAGTGGGATCCGACCAACGATCTCCTGCCGGCCCGACTGGACACCATCTCTGGCGAAGTGCTCGCGTACCCCGAACTCGCGGTCCGCGTCATCCACCAGCCGGCGTAATCTGACTGAGGCTTGATCCGCGCGGACCGCAAGGCCCGCGCGGGTTGCTCCCTCGATAACACAAGGAATCTCACATGTCTCAGATCGGTTACGGCGCCTACGACTGCATCGGTGCAGCTCGTGAATGGTACACGCCGCTTACGGCCTTCAACATCGTGGCGCAGACGGACAGCGTGCTCCTGACGCCGGCCGGCACGCTCGCGACCGGCACGCTCACGCTGCCGCTGAACCCGCCGGACGGCGCGAAGTTCGTTCTCCAGTCGACCCAGACGCAGACCGCGATCACGATCAACGCCAACACGGGCGACTCGCTCGTCGTTCCGGCGGGTGGTCTGGCCGCGATCACCGCGTTGGTTGCCAACACGAAGTACGAGTACACGTACTTCCTGAACGGCAACCGCACGACCGGCTTGCTGCCGCGCTCGTGGATCCGCACGCAGTAAAAGAGCAGCTCTAGCTGCCGAGGGCTTCGCCGGCTGGCCCTCACCCTAGCCGGCACAACGTGAACGCGGACGTACACACAACCATGCGTGGCAGGGCGGAGAGACGCCCAACTAATTCACCGGAGCATCTGTGGCCCTCAATCAAGAGATCGTGAACTTCGCCTTCTGGAAGCTGAACGTCGTCGATGAGACGCAG